TAGCAGGAACGAAACACGAGAAGTTTAAGGTTCAGTCGGAGTTGCGTGATCTCACCGGCAACATTGTGGAGTTGGAGTTGACGTCTGGGTTCCGAGTGCCCATTCGGCCGGAAGTGACAGAAACACCAGGTGACGCAGAGGAAGTATTGGAGACTGTGCGGCATGTGCCCGAATCTGAACTTGTGGATGGCGAGCCCAACGCAGAGGATCTTCGCCTAGCTCAGGAGATTTCCTATTCAACGGAGATCTACGAGTTTTTGATGTACTCTCTTTCCAAGGACATTCAGACAGAGGAATACGGCAACCTATTGGCGATGATTACGAATAAGAACCCGAACGTGTATAAGGCATTGACGAAGTGGTTCAAGGCAGAGGCGTACGAAGACAGCACCAAGTCCCCGATTGAGTTCGTAAACAAGGTCCGGACGCCATGTGGTCAGTTTACGGTAAAGGACGCTTGTAACAAGTCGTCTCTCTGCGGGTGGCACAAGAAATCCTGTAAGATCCGCGTCAAGCCTATCGTGGAAAAAGATGCCGTCCTGAAGCGGATCGCGAAGACGTTGCGCGATAACGACAAGCAGCGTGCGTTGGTGTTAGATGGACGATTGTCTCCATTCTTCTCCACGATTCTGTATCTGGAAATGCCTCATGAGTTGATTACGACGGTGATCTAACGACCAGTCCAGATCTTGATTATTGGTAAATGGCGATAAGCTTCCTTTTGATCAATCGTTATACCCCAAGGGCAATACCGATGTATATCTCCGAGCAATGCGTCTGATCTGTGGTTTCTTTGTAGTATACACGCAATCACTCGCTCAAACAAACTTCTGCCGACCCGAGTCGTTATAGGATCAATCAACCGGGCTATATCGTATCGGGCATCCACAAAAGCGAGATACTCGTGCGTGATGATTGACATCCCTCCAAAGCACCCTTTCCACTCGTCCTTTTGATCATAGAACTCTATCAACTCGTCGCTGTTTTTCAACACACGAAGCATCGGCTTCTCTTCGTCTGGACAATCCCAATGATGTTCAAAACTCCATAGGATCTTGTACTTGTCAACGTTCCCATCTATGGGTGAGTTGAGAAAAGCCGAATCATGGAGGATACATGCAGTGTCAAATGGCTTGTGTTTCAGAAAATAGTAATACGGCAAAAGTTCTCCTCGCTGCGGAAATTCGCTCCTCAGCACGGTCACATTGTGCATAAGATTCTCATCTTCTTCGCGAATGAAAGATTGGTCAGAGTTATCGTCTATAATCAAAATAGGATTGTCTCGGTAGAACTTGCGAATACTTGCGTATGCGATCTTCCAGTATGTGTTTGTGACTTCGCTTGTCACGTGGCGGAGGATGATAAATCCGAGTGACCCCATTACATACTCGCAGAGCGAATCAAACCAAAAAAATAACAATCAACTCGGAGATCCGAAGTGATTGTTATTGTATTCTGTTTTTTTATGTATTTAGTAGAACACTTTACGCGACGATGGGCTTCACGAAGTGGACCTTCAGGAATCGCTGGAGGTTGAGGTAGGTGACCTCCGTCTTGTCGTCCACGCGCAGCAGCTTGGCCAGCGCAGCGTTGGGAAGAATCCGGCGCTTGAAGGAGGGATCAAAGCAGCTGTGGGACTTGACGTAGTCGGAGATAAACTTGGTGACCTCGGTCTGGGATCGCTTGGAACCGGCTGCGACTCCCATGAACTTGCAGAGCTCCTCGGTAAGGGGCTTCTGCTTAAGAAAAGCATTGTTCGCACGGCGAGCCTCCCAGACAGCGCGCGCCTCGGGGGAGAGCGTCGCGGGGTCAACCTTCCGCTTCTTCTTGGAGTCGCGAGCCTCCTTCTTGGCTGCCTTGGCCGCCTCCTGGACACCCTTGACCGCATCGCGCACGCGGGTCGTGAACTCCGTGGAGAGCGCCTTGAGCTGCTCCGTCAGCGTCGCGAGGAGAGCATCGGAGCTCGCAGCGGGCGCAGCGGCCGTCGTCGTCGCAACCGTGGGCACAACGATCTCGGCCTTGGAGACCGACACCTTCTCAACCTTGGCCTTGGGGGCCTTGGCCGCCTTCACAGCGGGGGTGGCGACAGCGGGCGCAGCGGCCACGGGCTCGGCCGTCTTCTTCGTAGAGGTCTTCTTGTCAGCGGGCATCTTGTTTGTCTTGGGGACAGAAGGAGTAGAGGACATTTTTAACGCGGTTGATATACTTCTTACCAACCGCGGTCATGTAAATACCTTACACGGGAGCCGCGGGGGTAGGGTATGTTCAAGTTTATATATATCTTCCCCCTCCAGGCGATGCTTACCCATTTCACCCTCTCGGCGACCACTTCCTTCTATCCGCGTTTCACATTGACAGAAAAATGTGAGTGGCTGGCCTGGACGAACACTGTGATTTTCCAGACAAGCTTTACGATCGCAAACTTGTATGGCACCAACCCATTCGTGCTGGGACAATACTTCACGATCTATGTTATCAATGACACCCTCCACCTTCTCCTCTACAATCGCGACCCGCTCATGTACATCCACCACGTGCTCTCGTTCATACTTGCGGTCTCTCAACGATGGATGTCGTACGACAACGCCTATGCAATGACCCAATCGGGTGCATTCTTGGAAGCATCAAACATATTGCTTGGAACGACGTGGCTTCTCAACAAGGCTGGATACGGAAAAACACTTGCGGCGAAGATCCTCGGTGCCATATCCTTCTTGGTATACGCAACACTTCGGAACGTGATGTTCCCCAGGTATATCATATACTTCGCCCCCAAAGAGGTTGGCACTGTGATGTTCATGTTGTTCATGCCCCTGAACCTCTACTGGACTTGGAAGATTGCCCGATTCATTCGTCGGACAAATCTGGGTTCAACACCGATACAGAGCAGACAAAACAGAGAAGGCCATCGCATAGGGATCCTTGTGGAGAAACAGCAACCATTTCAGAGTATAAACCGAATGTAAAATGTATTGGTTTGGTGGCATATGACGAGCTGCCTCACCGGCCCGGGCACATAAGCGTATTGCCTTTTCACGGAAAGGATCGCTCGGCCGAAAAACAGTTTCAATATCACGACCGAGCAGCAGAAACGCTGTCGTGTACTCGGCCTTTCTAAATTCCATAAAGGCATCGGGTCTAACATCAACGAACCCATTGTCGGCAAAGAGTTGGCAAATCGTAACAAGCCGTCCACAAAGACGTTGTTCGTAGACAGCGCTTTCTTCGGGTTGTGGTTCGCGATGTCTTCCACGGAACCCCCACAACGCCCGAAGTCTCTTTCGGGTATCGGCGTCCAGCGGCTGCTTGGTATACGGATTTGTTATCTGGAGCGCCTGAGTGGACCATGCCCAGATAGACGAAAATGAAAACCACCAAACTTTGCCATTCTCTTCAAACGCAAAGTAGTCCATAGGATGTTGCCTCTCCTTCTCGTTTCCACTTACAAGTTCTTCATCGTTCACAAGGTTCTTCCGTGACAAGACGCCCGGACCTGCCAATCCCAATCGCTTGCGAACAATCCATCCACGGACACATGCTTGAATTTTGGGAAGACCGACGGCCCGGGTATTGTTTACGGCGACCCATAGAAGGGGAGTTCGCATTCTCGCGTGACGACCACATAGAGTATGTGATCTCATCGCCTGCGCCGGACAGGGATCCGACGACCCCTTTCGCTTCACAGCAGCACATTGCATTCTATTGTCTTGTAGTGGCACTTGAAAACTGAAAACATGCGGTCAAAACGGATTCGCGTTCCAGCAGACCATGAGTAGCACAATCCCACAATCGTTCAATATGGCCACTAATGCAATTATCTCTTCTTCCAACTTGGACATCAGCAAGATCTCGTTCGGCGACATCCGTCTCAATAAGGCGGGAGGCAAGTCAGTTCCTATCAAGTACAATGGTCAGTCTCTTCAGATCCGACTTGAGAAGGCAATGTATCCGATGGGTGTGAACGTTCGGGAGTCAGAGAACGGCACCAACTACACGATGAGCCTGACGCTGAAGGGCTGTGATCCGTATGCCAAGGAGAAGGCTGGCCCTGAGGCTGGCTCCCTGGGCACTCTCTACAACTTCCTAGGCGATCTTCAGAACAAGCTTCTGGACACGGCCGAGACGAGCAGTGTCAAGTGGTTCGGCAAGGCTCGCACGCGACCTGTGCTTGAGGACACGATGAAGCAGTTCATCAGTCCCAGCGTTGAGAAGGTCGGTGGCGAGTGGGTTCCGTCTGGCAAGTATCCTCCCAGCCTGCGCATGAAGGTTCCTGTGTACGATGGCCGCGTCGCAATGGATGTGACTGACAGCGCTGGCAAGGCTGTCGCAGTGGACACGGACAACATCGCGAACGTCTTCCCGAAGCGTGTGGAGGCAAGCATCGTGGTCAGTCCCGGCATCTACGTGTCGGGTCAGGGCTGGGGTGTTACGTGGCGTGTGAGCTATGCTCGCGTCACGCCTCCTACACGCACGACGGCAGCCGATGTCTTCAAGGACGAGATTGAGCAGGAGCTCAAGGCTGGTCCTGCGGCGACTCAGCAGGTGACGGACTATGATCAGCAGGATGAGACTCCCGAGGAGGAGGAGGTGTCTGTTCCGTTTGTGGAGACGCCGACTGCGCCGACGCCTGCGCCGGTTCCTGCGAAGACCAATCGCCGCCGTGTGGCTGTGGCGTAAGCAGTGACCAAACGCGAGACGAAGTAGAACAAGAAAAAACGACGAGATCATCGTCAACAAAAAACACTTTTTCCTTTACCGGAAAGTCAAGCGGTGTTGCGATCGTCACACATCCTCGCTTGGCTTCCAGAGACTTGCGACCACACTCTTGACATGTATGAACCACAGGCATATCGGCCAGCATGCTAGGAGTCACAATACGGACAGGACCGTTCAGACATTGCTCTAGGACCTTGTGAGGCGTTGACCACTGCTCATTTATGAACCGATCAAACACATGGCGTGGTAGGTGGGACCACAGATCGTTTGTTTCCTCCCATCCGTCCTCCTGGAGGAAGGTTCCGAACTCGGTGTCGTGAAACCAAAGAATATGAAATCTGGCATGGTCCTTCAGATCGTGCTCTACACATCCAACCCTCTCCAGGTTATCGTCATACAACCAATGCACATTTGCGTGCGTGTATCGTGGATCACGTGTTCCCCGATATACTTCGCGTCCGTCCATGTCCCAGGTGTCCGCCATGGCATCTAGGTCATTCTCCGTGATACCGGATCCAACATCCTTGTACACGAACCCAGGCTTGATTTTTGATAGCATTGTTGTTCAACGAGGTTATGCGAATGAGACCGAAACGCGCACATCATGGCGACATACCGTCTTGGTGGCAGAACGTGAGAGCTCGTGGCGCTTCTTGCGTGTTCCATCGGCTGTCTGGATCACAGTAGAACACTCGTCCATGTCCTTCTGGATATCGTCAAAGTTTGCCTCTAGGTAATCCAGCACATCATCCTGGATGGCCCACTCAAAGAAACTGAGCTGACCAACGGTGGTGTTCATCTCCATGAACTGGATCCGCTTCCATCGGCAGAAGGGATCAAACATCTTTTTGCTGTATGCCTTGAGGTGTGACTTGTAGGCAAGATACACAATGACGTGGCGACCCGACTTGGTCATGTAGGAAATATTGTGCTTCTTCGCATAGTTGGTCACGAGCCAATCAATCAGACGTAGACTGACACGAGACTCTCCGGTAATGATCTGCTTGACCCTCTCCAAAGTGGTTTGATTGCCATAGAATGTTGAGAGTCTGTGAAGCACGAGCTGCTCTTTGCTTTGAATCTCCATGGTAAGTTTGCGTTCGCTCATTGAAAATGGGTTAGATGTTGTTTTATAAGACTAGGAAATGGAACCTATCATATTCACTGACGAAGCCATGAAGGCGCACATTGCGGCAGGGCTCAAACAGATGGAAGACGAGCGAATCAAAGTTGGATTAGAACTGTATACTGGCGAAGTTGGCGCATTCTATTCAAGCGATACGGGTGCCGAATTGAGTGCGTTAGACAACCATGAGGAGGAGTTCAAGGAGATGATTAATGACATGTTTGAGAAACTTCCGGCGGAGAAGAAGCTTCTGGAGGGTACCATAGTTCCAGAGTATAATCCTATTATTCAAAACGGGTTTTCAAATGGCGAGCCAACAATAGACCAATGGAAGAGCGTCTCACCGAGTGGTTGCTTGACAACCGGCCCTATACTCACCTCTCTAGACGGATCAAGCAATTCTGCTTGTATTGCCATGCCCTTAGTCCCGAGCTGCCCTATGGAGTCATCCGACGAGCAGTCTGTCCAATCGTCGGGCGACTCATGCTCGGAGAACTTGGACGACTGTGGCAACGGGACCGGTGTTACGAACGAGTCCTCCGAATGTACGGTGCCAATGATCAGCGAACAGACGGATGGCACGCGAAACGAGGTGAAATGGTCACCGCCTCTGAAGTCTATGGTGTGTTTGGATCCGACTCTGCCCGGCGAGAGGTTATGATGCGAAAGTTAGAACCGCGTCCTCCCGGCGAAGGGCCAGGGATCCCGGCGCTGCTGTGGGGCACTCGCTTTGAGCCAGTTGCCAAAAAGATCTACGAGGAACGGACCAAGTGTACTATTACGGACGTGTCGTGTGTCCAGCATCCTATCCACAAGTTTCTAGGAGCATCACCGGACGGACTGATTGTATGCGAGGACCCGAAGCGATACGGCCGATTGGTAGAGTTCAAGTGTCCGATTAGTCGAATTGAGAAGCCAGAGATTCCTCCCGGATACGTGCACCAAATGCAGATGCAAATGGAATGTACGGGGATTGATGAGTGTGAG